TTGTGGTGTTGGAATCCGTTTTACGGTTTACCACGTCGTCTCACGCTGGTACACGCGCTCACCATCGTCAGGCTCCCCGCCCGTAGGCGGCTCCTCCTGGGGCGGAATAAACTCCACTGTAAAGTTCAGGTTATTATCCTCGTCCGTCCAATATGACGCATGGACGTAGAGACCACACTGCTTCTCGAATCGCTCAAGGACGTTGTGGTCGTGAATGATATCCCGCAGATTAACCCCCTGTGCCTCGGCATAGACCTGGTAGATCTGGAACTTGGTGGAGCGCTTGTTGGCGATCGCATCCATAAACCTGAGCTTCAGGCGACAGCACTCAGCAGCAACAACCAGCTGGTCAACCAGATCGTTCCCAATCTGCTCGTTCACCGTGTCGTTGCGCTTATTGACATTGAGAAGCTCCTTAACATCCTGAGAACTGAGAACCGTCATTTTGTAATGAGTTCTGGTGTTCTGTCAAAATGAGATCCGTTTTACACGGAACCAAAAGGTCCCTTGGTTACCCGAGGAAACTCAGGAGGAAGACATTGAGCAGGTGGGAGACCACGACAGCTGCGAGTCCAAGGGCGCCAGCTCCCTGCCACGAGACAACACCGCCTGAAGTGTATGCATTCGGAATGTATCGAAGCAGAAGATCACGAGGCGCTGACATGGAGAGGATCACTGTGGCCAAAAAGAAGGAGATGTACAAAGTCAGGTTCGCCCACATCAGTCGCATCATAGGGAGCGACGGCTTAAAAGAAGGCGCCATCTGGGTACGCTGGATGTGATCGGATCCAGATACGCCAGCCATCGGCGGCATTGACTGAGGAAGTCCGGGCGAGGGGAGGAGGGCGTCAAGCGAAGTCTGGTCGTCCATTGTTTATGAAGGAGACACGATTTCACACGAAGCATCTTCCACGCGATACTTGTAGCATTTCCCGTCCACCTTGACTGTCTTTGTTTCGACGTCAGCCAACGGAATACCTAGGGTGCGGTAGGTCGCATAGTTACGGTGAAACAGTAAGACTGAGATACCGAGTCCGATGATAAACGAAAAGAACGGACTAGCTCGTTCGATGGCCTTGGTGATGTCAAGCATTACTTCTTGTTGAGACTTGCGAGAAGATTAAAGGAGTCGGATTCAGCTCCGCAAGGGACTTCGATCGCATTGGTACGAATACAGCCTGTGTCGGTATGAAAGACACCCGTATCATACGGCGAAGGAACGGCAACCTGCTTTCGTGTCGGCGGGATCACAATACACGCAATCAACATTCCGACAATCACTCCCGCAGCTATCCACGCGAGATGGAACATTACTTTAACGGAACAACTTTTGCTGGCATGTTCTTTTGAATCTCCATGTACTTGAAGATACCCAGGGCGATCGGGGTCGTAATCAGGCCAGAATACGGAATCAGGATCGCAAGACCGGTCAGAACATACGCGACATAGATATGATCTGTCAGCATCAATAGTCGGTATGTAGCTGCGATGCTAAAGACGTAGAGAAGTGTCATAATGATCTTTCCAAAGAATCCAAGCGCCCCAAGAATCGTATTGGAAGGTGTAAGATCGGGTGCCTTGAAGGTAGGGACCTCGCCAAACTTGACCTTCTGCCCATCAGGGATCGCAACTGTCCTCTGTTTTCCGGTCTGATCGTCTGTGTAGGTCAGCGTCAACCGACGACCGGTAACAATGTTTGCCGATGACTGCTTCTCAGCGACCTTCTGTTGAAGACTCGATGATTCAAGTTGGTTCTGGTTAAACTTAATACACTTGTCATCTGAAGCGTTTCCACAGATCTCAACTGCCTTCTTCTTGATGTCCTCTTTCTCATTATCAGTCAGAGTAACATCATTGCTTCCAGACAAGAGATCAACCGCAGGAATGATTGTGTTATCGGCAATCATGTCAAGGTATCCTGGTTTCGCCTTCTCCTGCATTACCTTCGTAATATCGGTCGTAGAGGTTTCGTCGCCCCATGTGGCTTGATTGATTACAATGCCCATTGTTAGTTAGCAAATATGAAATTCGCAAGACCAGACGTAATGCGCAAAAAGTTGATGGCTTCCACGTAGACGCCCAAGTTGTAGGTGTATGCGAAGATCAAGTTCTCACCATTTGTGTTCCTGACCACGCTTACGACACTATCAGGGGGATACAGAAGACTTCCATCGGGATTTGTCAGAGCCAGCTGTGCTGCGGTAACAATCACTGGGTTGGGTGAGAAGACACTCGATTTGAGGACGCACACTGTCTGCTGCGATGCGACACCCGCAGCTGTCGGAAGAGGCTGCTGGAGATTGAGACGGAGAACGACCTTGTTGAACAAGCTTCCGTTAATGGCTCCGCTGGGTTGATAAAGGTCATTGTTAAGGGCAAATGAGTACATATAGACACCAGGGAGCACAGGGGCGTCGCCGGTTGTATGCTTATACATCTGGAGGAGCGAGAAGTATGACGTAGGTTTCACAGCAAATCGTTCCTTGCCATCGAGGAGAAGGTTCCCGTTTGTGATAGGATCACGGGGATATACAGAACTGATCTGCTGCTGACCACTCGAATAGAGATATGTCTGTGTCTCGGTAGAGTTTAGAATGGTCGAGAAGACATCGTTCGCAGTTCCAACGGCCGTAAATGGCGCGCGATTCGGACTGTCCCAGTTAGTGTAATTGTCCCAGTCGTTCGTAAGGATCTTATCTGAACGCTGGGCAGACCAAACCAGGCGTGTTACCAAATTGAAGAATGGAATCTGGATGTCCGAGTTACCACCATACTGACCCGGGTTGTTCGTATACGTAACAGTCTTGACCAAGAACGTCTGATCAGCAGAAGCCAACTGAGCCATCTCCATCTCAGTCAGATAGATGAAGTTACCCTCCAAGTAGGGATCTGGGAAAAAACTTGAGAGTGCCGGATTAGAAGACGTTCCATTCGCATTTGGCGGAGACAGGAACCGTCCAATGGAGTGGTCAGGTGTCACCGGACGAATACGCTGACCAAATGTTGAAGACAGTGGTGCTACATCAACGATCGTATACAGTTGGTTCATGGGGCGGTACGTGACATTAATGAACACGTCCGAGTTCTGCATAGACACTAACGGAAGTGCCATTCCAGGATTCTCGCAGAACCAGAAGTGAAGGGGAATGACCAACTGACGGGAACGAATAGACGGTTCAGGAATTTTGGTATTTGGGATTCCACCTGGTTGATTCAGAGGTACAACCGCATGAGGGTACTGATTCACACGGTCATATGCGTTTCCAGGATCATTCAATTCAGGCACATTTCCAACCATTTGATCGACGATCTTTCGCTTGTTAGGATCGTGTGTCAGATACGAATAGAACTTGAGCCACTCGCCTGTAAGACGCTGAAGAACCTGACCGTTCGAGGTGATCTCTACATGATCAATCAGATTGTACCCGATGTTGTCGATCCACTGAAATTCATACCCAATGGAATTTGAACGCTGGTCATAACCGGCCGGAGGAGACACGCCAGACCCAAGATACGAAAGAGGTGACCAGATATCAGGAAGTGTAATGACTAAATACGTATCATAAAGCAACTGTGCGTAGCGATCAATCCGACACGAAATCGTTCGTGTAGTTGTAGGCGAGATTTCCAGACTGGAGCTCGTAAAGGTCATTCGGATTGCCTCCATAGCAAAGTTTGTGTGTCGCCGATACACTGCCCGGAAATGCGTCATAGACGGGTTTCCATTGACAAGCTCGTTCTGAGCCCCAATCGCAACAAGTTGAAGCAAAGCTCCCGGCATATTGTGTTAGATGTGAGAGTAGATTAAATCAGTGCACCCGCATTGGGGTAATAGGTTTTTACTGATGGTGTTACTAGTACACTAGGTCCTTTAACTGTACGAATAGTACCGGGTGTTGAATCAAGAAAATACAGGGTTGAGTCATTTCCAAAAAAAACTTGGGTATTAATGGATGTTGAAGTTGTTGTAAATGTAGCAGATGAAGCAGCCCCATTTGCACTTCCTGAGGAACCTGCACCTGCAATTACAATTTCGCTGCCGTATGTGTCTGTGGGAAGACCATATGTTTTAATGTAGTAATCTTGATAGAATACTATTTTAGAACCATCTGGACTAAATGTCCAACAATCATAAACAGGATGAGGAACAGATTTCCATGTAACAGTTTGATCTCCACCAATTAAATTTTGTACCGTAAACACTCCTGTACCTCCGCCTCCCGACGTCCAAATAGCAAGAAAGACAGTATCGGTAGATTTACAATAAATAAAACGATCTACATTGTAGTTTGAAAATGTATGGGTTGTACCTACTCCAGCTGAAGTAAATCTAATAAAATATCCGTAGGTATTCAGGATAAATAAGCTATCAAACTTATCTATAAACATATTAGCACTAGCAAGAAAGCTACCGGCCGTTGTAGCGAAAGCAGAGCTAGTAATGAATGTAGTTTTAACGCCCGTAGCAGTGCTTAGTTTCATCACAGATGTTGTACCTGACCTGGCAGTAATATAATAGATATTGTCAAGCGAATCCATTGCAAAACCGGCGCGTGCTGAAAAACTTGCATCAAATATAGTTACCGAAGAATCACTTGCTGCTATTTTTATTAACCTGTTATTACCATCGTCGGTATATACATATATATCGCCAATTGATGACATCACTGCGTATGGCCAAGCACTGGTAGTTGTACTACTAGTAAGATAGGCATTTGTTACAAGTGTTCCAACAGTATTACCCGTAGTTCCAGTTAAATTTGGTAAATATGTATATACTGCAAGTGTACTCGTACTAGCCATCGGCTGAATACAGCAGTTGTTCACAGTAGGACGGATACCCGCGGTAACATACGCAGGGCCGGGCACACTACCGGACGCAAGGCTTATGGCGTAGGGTACCTTCTCGTACCCGGTAGCCTTGTTTGCTAGGAGACCGGTGATGATCGTATTGTTCCTGCGCTTGGCTGGGGGCGGATTCTGGGTAAATGTAGCTGCGATTATCTGCCTCTTTTTCTGAGTCAGATAATCCTGGGCCGAGTTTATCTGCATTTGTAGTTTACGGAGAGAAAGAGTATCTAGACCAAATGAGGTTCGTCCTTGTTAGCACTCATGTGGATCAGACGACGGGGTATTCAAAGGTCGTGTATAACCTGCTCGGGCAGCTCGCAAAGCTGGCTCCGGATGTGAGGACGTACCATTTTGGATTTCAGCGTCATCCTACTCGCGAGAATCTTCGAACAGTCCCAAAGGGAGTTATCGCATACGATGCTGCGGCAAATGAGGATCCGAAGGAGGAGGGGTTCGGTTTCAATAAGATCCACGAGTACCTCGAGATGGTGAATCCCGATGTAGTCATGATCTACAATGATCCGCTGATTATTCACCGGTTCATCGAGTCCATGAAATATGAGAAGGGTGTCACTCCCTATAAGCTTTGGCTCTATGTTGATCAGGTCTACCAGGGAATCGCCCCGCCGCTGATCGAGTCGCTGAATAAGAACGCAGACAAGATCTATCTGTTCACGAACTACTGGAAGAAGGTATACGAGGGCTATGGAGAGTCTCCGGCGCTCAGCGTCATTGAGCACGCGGTTGATACGACAATGTTTTCGAGGATTCCGCGGTCGGCACGTTCGATGGTTCGTCAAAATATGGGACTCCCCGATAACGCTATCCTCTTTATTAATACGAACCGCAACACTCAGCGCAAGCGTCATGATCTGTCTATCATGGCCTTCGTAAGGCTTATCGCAGCGGATATGAGCAAGCCGTATTACATGATGATCGCGACGGGTCTCGACGCACAGCAGGGGGCATACTATGATATTGGGCGGATCTTCCTTACAGAGTGTAAGCGACTCAATCTCGAGGACGCCGGGAAGCGCATCATGCTCGTGGATACGTCGAAGAAGCCGATGACCGACGCGGCCATCAATGAGATCTACAACGCAGGTGACATTGGACTCAACACCTCGGATGGTGAGGGATTTGGTCTCTGCCAGATCGAGCACCTGTATGCCGGCGCGCCACAGGTTGTCACGGATATTGGAACCTACCGTGATTTTATGGATGACTCGGTATGTCAGTTCATCTCACCCGGACAGCGTTCGTATTTCTCAGGGACGATGCCACTTGGACAGTTTTCGTCCGAGTTTGATGTGAATAACATCCAGGCAGCGATGGTCAAGATGATCGAGCGCCTCCCAGCTGCAAAGGAAGCGGCAGAGAACTTCAAATTCAAGACATGGGACGAGGTATGTGCGGGGTGGGTCGCAGATATCAAGTCAGAAACTGGATCGAAGTAGGGGACGGCATCGTTCCCATACGAAGCAGGCGTTGATTATCATCCCACGCAGGGCCATCGAAGACTTCCTTTGAATCAGGGTCTACGATCAGAGACAGTCCCTTGATCAAGACCTTCTGAAGCCTGCGATGTTTTTTGGAGGTATTGCGCAAAACAGTAGCATCCAGATCTTCATTTTTAATGTTCGGGCGGAACGCGAGGTCCTCGCCCGTAGCCGTGGTATCAAATCGCATACAGGACACCACTGGACGCTCACGTGAATGGAGCTTACGGTGAATCTCACAATCAACTGCGGACTCCTTCAATAGCAACGCCATCCGTTGACTGATACGTTCCTTCTCAAAGGCAGTCTCATACAAATACTCATCTGTGGACATGAACGTCTCCACTGGATCTCCCTCATATCGCTTTATCACCATATCGTTACGACGAATCGCAACAATGTTCGGCGCATCCGCCGTCTTCATCTGGTCTTCCGTAAAGACCGAGATGTAGAAA